CTTTCTCTCTACGAGATCGTAGTAAACCTTTGAGTGCATACAAACAGCAGAAAGCTGATCACCAGCGTCTCCAAGAATTGCTTTAGCCTTAGCAACATGCTTAGGACTTAAACCTGTTGGAGTGTCGCTACTTTCAGAATCAATACAGTTAGCAAATAAAGCAGAGTTGCTGTCATTTGCATTGATCGAACCGAATACACCAGAAAGAACTGAAAGTAAATCTTTCTGTCTTTGGTGAGCTATATAAGCACCAACTTTTGAACCAATAGCAGCCATTGGATCAGATCCAGCAGCTAAAGCAGCTAAGTCTCTTGCTTCCCAGGCACGACCTCTGTGAAGGATCACAGAAATCTGCTTGTCAGCTTGAATCTTGCCAGGTGTTAAAGAAGTGCTATCACTTAGAACTTCAAAATCTCCAGAAAGGTTTGCTTTCCAGAATGGAACATTAACGAAATCACCGCCTTCAGTTGCATTAAGCTCGGCCATTGGTTGAACCACACCGCTTGCCAAAAAGGCATCACGCTGAGTTGTTTGCTCAATCAAGTACGGCGTAAAGACCTCAGGAATGATTACGTCCGACCTTACAGTCGCCATAAAAATTACCTAAAATTAGTTTTACGATGTGGGCGTAACCCAATTCGGCTCGGCGTAACTCTGCCTTATGCAGACATATTAGCGTTTAACTGCGTTTTTCAAACGATCATATAAATCTTTATCAGTTCTATATAGCCTCATTTGTTCTGTAATATTAAAAGTTTCTTGTGCAAAAGGATTCTTAGTTCCAGCAGGAATTTCACTGCCACTAGATCTACCAGCAGGAGCACCACCACCTTGAGGCTTTGGTTGCTTTAAAATGTATTCAGGTAATTTACTCTTAGCCCAATCAGAGACAGGGATTCGTTCATAACCGTCAACAATAACAGGAGCACCATTTTCTATTTCTATTTTATCTTTAGGAAGAAAATTATTTAAGACTAAAGTTGGATCATGGACTATTTCCGCCAAGGCTTGTACGGCGGGAGAAATAAGTTCCAGTTCTCTTGCTTTTGTTTCAAGTTCTTCAATTCTTTTTTTGTCGGCTGCTGATTTTTCTCGATACTGCTGTTCGAGAGCTTGCTTGGCCTCTCCATATTTGCCCTGTTGCTCAAGTTGAGATTGTTCTGCATTACGTTTAAATTCCTTGAGTTTTTCATAATCATCAGGAACATCCATTAGTTCCTTCTTTTGCATTTTTCCAATGAGTTCATAGTTTTTCTTTTCAAGCCCTTCAATGCTTTTTTTTAATTGTTCGACCTCTCCGCTATTTGATGGAGCTTCAACAGGCGTAGCCTCTTGATTTTGTTCTTCAGACATAAAAACCGTAAGTTTTTGTGGATTATCGTAGCAACTACATTTACAAAAGTCACTAATCTTATTAAGATAGAGTCAAATGCAGCCACGCTCATGGCAAGAAAAGAACCTTACCTCGATAAGAGTCCCTTTACGGCTATTGGGATCAGCTACAATATCGACCCTGATGACGACAGAACAAATAAAGAAATTGACAAAGATCTGGACAATTATTTAAAAGAGCAAGGAGTTAAAACAGAAACAATAAATCTTTCCGAAAAACCTGCCTATCTTAAATAGCTTGTAATACAACTTCAGTCATAGAGTAATCTCCCACTTGTCCATCAATTTTTTCTGTCCAGTTTTTTGTATTTTTGCTGAGAACCTTATACCTGACTCCACTTGGCTGCAATATTTCGCTTTCATTCATTCCGTTTAAACGTTCAATTGGTGCTCCATGTTTGTTGACATGCCTAAATACAATTCCATGATTACCATCTCCTATTTCTCCTTTTGCAAATTTTAAAGCAGTCCTTCCACTCGATGACCAACTTTCCATTGTAGTAACAGCTTCCCCTCTCTCCATATTCTTGAGCACCTCATCAACAATACTTTTTTTGTGAACAGTCATCCCTCTAAAAATTGTTCCATCAGGTTGTTTTGTATAAAAAGGATTTTTAGATAATTCGTCAATCTCATTAATGAAACGTGGCGTTCCATTCCATTTAGGTGATCTTGCAATATATCTTTCCATCTTGTCGGCGTTCCTTGCTATTAAGTTAACTTGGGCTTTGGTCATAAATTTGCTATCTCTTATCCTGCTATTCAAAAGACCAATCTCATTTGGATTTAATTGTTTCCCTACAGATTGTGCCTGTTTTATTTGAACTGCTCGAACATTATAGAAACTGCTTCCTGTCCAATCACTTATTTTCTCTTGTGCCTCCTTTAATTGAGCAACCGACATATCATATTCTTTGACAGCATTTTTAGTATTAGCTTCCCAATAAAGGTCATCAGTTTTTTTCTTCCCATTTTTAACAGCTACCCGAGGTGGTGGTGGTGTCTTTGTATCGGTGCTTCCAATATTCTTTTGGATAAATGACTTGTCATCCCATTCCTTTAACGGAGCACGAGGAACAACAGGCTTAGGAGGAAGTAATGACTTCTTAAAGGCTTTATCATATTTCTGCTGAAGCTTAGTAACTTTGTCCTTTTCTACAAGCTTGCCAAGTTCTTTTGGCGTGATCGTATCAAACTTACCTTTAGGAATTAACGTGCTATTAAAGATTTTCTGATTATTAAACCAGTTCTGATGTTTTTTATTTGTTAAATCTGCTTTCTTAAAGTTTTCTAGATTGTCTTTTGTAGAAGCATCCAACTTTTGAAGAGTTGCAATTTCTGGTTTTAAATCTCCTGCATATTTTTCTTTAACTTCTTTTTCTATTAATTTTTTCTGTTGAGGTGTTATTGGTACAAGCTTAATAGGCTTTTTAACAACCTTTGTTAAGTCTTTTTGTTGCTGTTTAGCAATTTGTTTTGATAAAGAAGAAACAGAAGCTGGATCAGCTCCAATATCTTTTAAAATCTTTGCTGTTGTTTTTTCTAAATCTAAAAGTTGTTTCTTTTCCTTATCTGAAATAAGTTTTGTCTTTTTAGCTTTTGGTTTTATATCTTCAGGCTTTCCATATTTCTTTTGCAATTGAGCCAAAGAAACTTCTGTATTGTCATCTCTAATTAATTTCTTTAATGCTTGGTCAGGGCCATATTTGTTAGACAAGCGATTAAAGTATTTTGCTTTTTGTTCCCCTAATGCTGCAATTTGTTCTTTACCTGCCTTAAACTTTGACCCTTTAGCACGTTCACCATATAACCATTTTCCATAAGTTGTATTAGCAGGAACAGGACCATCTGCACTTGCTCTCTTTCCAGCAGGGGGCGGAGTAAAACCCCATTTCTTATAATTAATAACAGCTACAGTTGTAGACCTACATCCAAAATGTTGTGGAGGAACTGGACCTTCATTGTATTTAAAAACCTGACCATCTAAATCCCTACAAACTGGAGAAGTCCGAGAATCAAGCGTTGAAACATAACGGTATTCCTCTGTCACATCAGAATTAGCCTTGTAAACTGATTGGCTTGCTGTATTTGTAACTTGATTGACAGTCGTTCTAACAATGGTCATAACTTGACCGTTTGCCATTTTTGTAAGCTCACCTCCTGCTAGTTGTATCTGCTTTAAAGTCTTAGCCTCTTGTCCAAAAGATAAAGTGCCAACCATTTGACGAACAATGTCAGCAGTTGGATCACCTGAAAGGATTCCAGTCCTAACTACTTGATTAAATCGTTTCGCTTGAGACTGAGCTAACCCCCTAAATGCTTTTTTAACTACATCTCCATTAGGTAACGTGATTGTTTGCCCTTGCTTGGCAGTTAGTTTAAAGGTTCCCTTCGGTGTTTTTGTTCCTGCTAGATCACTTTTTAAAACAGAAAGATTTAAAGCCGTAGGATCTGTATTAACAACAGACTTTGCAAATGACGGACTAACAGCAACAGAATTAACAGAATATCCAATCTGATCGTGAATCTTTTGCTGCATCCCTTGGGGTATTGATTTCTTCAATTGATCTTCTATAAAACCCGTCTGAACTTTCGCCACACCTTCAAGCTCTGAAATTAATTCACCTACACTTCCATCTGCCCAACTATTTAAACTTTCTTTTGTTTGTTTTATTAACGCTCTTAGCCGTGCTGTCTTATACGCAGGTCTTTTGTTCAAAGGCTGCTTTTCTATCTTCTCCAGTTGTTCAACAGCTTTAAGAATTACATTGTTATACGAATTAACAATTTTTTTTGAGACACTATTACTGAAACGATTTAAATCAATTGCGTTCCGATAAAACGCTACAGGTATTCCTTCTCCTTGAGCTATTCCTGTTGGCATTATGGGGTCTCATCGCTTTCGTCTTCTGGTTCCGCTGATTCTTCAGACTCCTCTTCTTTTTCTTTTCCCAGAGGTTGATCCATCTCTATCAAAGAGGCTTC